TTAGCGCTATTAGTTCATGATGAGTCTGGTAAATGGGAGAGACCCGATAATATTTTAAACAACTGGAGGGTTACAAAAACATGCTTACGATTAGGTAGTAGGATTATTGGTAAATGTATGATGGGTAGTACTTCAAATGCTTTAGATAAAGGTGGAGAAAACTTTAAAAAACTATACAATGCCTCAGATGTCGCAAAAAGAAATAGAAATGGTCAGACAAAGTCTGGCTTATACTCTCTGTTTATCCCAATGGAGTGGAACTATGAAGGATTTATTGATGAGTATGGAATTCCAGTCTTTACTACTCCTGATATCGACAGACTCACACCAGACGGTGAATTAATAGATTTAGGCGTAATAGATAGCTGGCAAAACGAGGTTGATGGTTTAAAAGATGACCAAGACGCTTTGAATGAGTTTTACCGTCAGTTCCCAAGAACAACTGAGCACGCGTTTAGGGATGAGACTAAAGGAAGTATATTTAATTTAATTAAAATATACGAGCAGATAGATTACAATGAAGAGATGTCTAGAACATTAGGAATTACTCAAGGTAATTTTCAGTGGGTGAGTGGAATTAAAGATTCTCAAGTTATATTTTATCCAGATCCAAAAGGTAGATTTAAAGTTAGTTGGGTTCCACCTCAACAACTACAAAACAGAGTAATACTTAAAAACGGTATCAAATATCCGGGTAACGAGCACATGGGCGCTTTTGGTTGCGATAGTTACGATATATCAGGGACGGTAGATGGACAGGGATCAAAAGGAGCTTTACACGGTTTAACTAGGTTTAGCATGGAAGACGCTCCGGCTAACAGTTTCTTTTTAGAATACTTGTCAAGACCACCAACAGCTGAAATATTCTTTGAGGACGTTCTAATGGCTTTAGTATTTTACGGGATGCCTATACTTGCGGAAAACAATAAACCTCGTCTATTGTATTATCTGAGACGAAGAGGATATAGAGGTTTTAGCATGAACAGACCTGATAAGATATGGAACAAATTGTCTGTTGCAGAAAAAGAGGTGGGTGGTATGCCTAACTCTTCAGAAGATATAAAACAAGCTCACGCCGCTGCAATCGAGATGTATATTCAAGATCACGTTGGTATAAAACAAGATGGTAGTCATGGTGACTTATATTTCAACGAGTTATTAAATGATTGGAGTAAATTCGACATAAACAAAAGAACAAAGCATGATGCATCGATAAGTTCTGGTTTAGCTATTATGGCTAACAACAGGCACTTGTATGCGCCAAATGCTAAGATAGAAAAACAACCGTTAAGTATACATATTTCAAAATATTCAAATACTGGGGGTATGTCTAAAATAATTAAAAAATAAGATGAATAGACGAACTACAAATAATTTCTTTCCTAGCCAAGTAGTTGGTGATGCTGAGAAAATTAGTTATGAATACGGTTTAAAGGTTGCTCGTGCTATTGAACGAGAGTGGTTTGACAACAGCTCTAATGGTAGTAGGTATAATAAAGGATTAAACAATTTTCACAATTTAAGATTATACGCTAGAGGCGAGCAGTCCATCCAAAAATATAAAGATGAATTATCTATAAATGGTGATTTATCGTATCTAAACTTAGATTGGAAACCAGTTCCAATTATCCCAAAGTTTGTTGACATAGTTGTTAACGGAATCGCAGAAAAACTATATGATATAAAGGCATACTCGCAAGATCAGGCTGGAGTAAGCAAGCGTACTGATTATATGGAGAGTTTACTTAAGGACATGAAGCTTAAAGATTTTGATGCTCAAACTAAACAATCGTTAAACATTGATCTATCAACAACTCCACCAGAAAAACTTCCAGACTCAGAAGAAGAATTAGAACTACACATGCAATTGAACTATAAGCAAGCGGTTGAGCTAGCTGAGGAAGCGGCTTTAAGCGTCTTGTTTAAAGGTAATAACTACGATTTAATAAAAAGAAGGTTCTACCAAGATTTAACAATACTAGGCATTGGAGCTGTAAAAACTTCTTTTAACACGTCTGAAGGGGTGGTTATAGACTATGTTGATCCAGCTAACTTAGTTTATTCGCATACAGAATCACCATATTTTGAAGACATATACTATGTTGGTGAGGTAAAAGAAATTCCAATTAACGAGTTAGTTAAAGAGTTTCCACACTTAGAGCACGAGGATTTAGAAGGTATATCTAAGAAAAATAGTAGCTACGCAGATATGGGTCGTAGAAACCGTGATAACGATAATAACAAAATTCAGGTACTATACTTTAACTATAAAACTTATATGAATGAAGTTTATAAAGTTAAGGAAACAGCTAGTGGTTCTGCTAAAATAATAAAGAAGGACGATAACTTTAACCCACCTGCGGACGTAGACTTTAAGTTCTCTAAACTACAAAGAGCCGTTGAGTGTTTATATGAAGGAGCATTAATCCTTGGTACTGATAAATTACTTAAATGGGAGATGGCAAGAAATATGATGCGCCCTAAAAGTGATTATACTAAAGTTAAAATGAACTACGCTATCTGTGCACCAAGAATGTACGAGGGGCGAATAGAATCACTTGTAAGCAGAATAACTGGATTCGCTGACATGATACAACTAACTCATTTAAAACTTCAACAGGTATTGTCTAGAATGGTTCCTGATGGTGTTTATTTAGATGCTGATGGTTTAGCAGAGATCGACTTAGGTAATGGTACTAATTACAATCCACAAGAAGCTTTAAATATGTACTTCCAAACGGGTTCTGTTATCGGTAGATCATTAACTCAAGACGGTGACCAAAACGCTGGTAAAACACCTATACAAGAAATATCTAATAGCAGTGCCGCTGCTAATAAAATGGCGGGGTTAATCAGTACTTACAACTACTATTTACAAATGATTAGAGATACGACTGGTTTAAACGAGGCTAGAGACGCTTCTACGCCAGACGCTAAATCATTAGTCGGTATACAAAAAATGGCTGCAGCAAACTCAAATGTAGCAACAAGACATATCTTACAAAGTGGTATGTTCTTAACAGCAGAAGTTGCTGAATCATTATCTTTAAGAATATCTGACATACTAGAATATTCTCCAACAAAAGACGCTTTCATACAATCTATAGGTGTTCACAATGTCGCTACATTAAAAGAGATGGCAGAGTTACACTTATACGATTTTGGTATATTTTTAGAGTTAGCACCAGATGATGAAGAGAAACAAATGTTAGAAAACAACATACAAACATCTATACAACAAGGATCAATAGATTTAGAAGATGCAATTGATTTAAGAAATATTAGAAATATTAAGCTAGCTAATCAAATGCTTAAGATTACTAGAAAGAAAAAAGCAGAGTTAAAGCAAAAACAAGAACTTGAGATGACAGAGGCTCAAGGTAAGTCTCAAGCAGAAGCTTCAAAGGCGGCTGCGGAAGCAGAAACTCAAAAAGCTCAAGCAGCTCACGCTTTAAATATCGAGTTAGAAAATGTTAAATCACAAAACAAAACTCAGCAAATGCAAATGGAGTCTGAGATTAAAAAGGAACTCATGCAAATGGAGTTTGAAATCAACGTAAAACTTCAAGAAATGAACATGAAGGAGGTTGATATGAAAGACACAAGAAAAGAAGATCGTAAAGACGAAAGAACAAAAATGCAAGCATCACAACAAAGTGAGCTTATTGATCAAAGATTAAACAAGAAACCACCTAAAAAGTTTGAGTCCTCAGGTAATGATATAATGAGTGGCGAATTTGGTTTAGGTGGATTTGGTCCTAAGTAAAATTATTAACTATTATTATATTATATTATGGCAGAAAAAGAAGAGCCAATCGCTGATAGCGAAACTGGCAAAATTAAAGTAAAGAAAAAAGAAGCAAAACAACCAGACGGTAACGAAACAAAAGGTAATGTTACTAAGGTTGCAGCTAAAATGAAGAAACCAGCCGAAGCTGTTGAACCAACAGTTACAAAGGTTGATTTAAACAATCCACCAGAAGAAAAATCAGTCGAAGAGGTTAAACCTGAGGCTGAAGCACAAGAAGTGGAAAAACAAGATGCGCCGGTAGTAGAGGAAATCACTAACGAAACTGTAGAAGAAGTTGAAGAGGTAGCTACTGAAGCTGCTGAAGCTATAAAAGAGTCTATGGAGACTGGCGAGCCTTTACCAGAGAACATCCAGAAATTAGTTGACTTTATGGATGAGACCGGTGGTGATTTAAATGACTACGTTAAGCTTAATAGGGATTACAGTGAGATGGACAATCAAGATATATTGTATGAGCACTATAAGCAAACTAAACCTCATTTAAACGCAGAAGAAATTAACTTCCTTTTGGAAGATCAATTCTCATTTGACGAAGATGTAGACGACGATAGAGAAATACGTAGAAAAAAACTAGCGTTAAAAGAGCAAGTTGCAAACGCTAAATCTCAATTGGAAGAGAGTAAATCCAAATACTATGAAGAAATTAAAGCTGGGTCTAAATTAACTGACGACCAACAAAAAGCTATTGATTTCTTTAATAGATACAACAAGGAAAAAGCGGGTAACGAAGAGGTAGCAAATAAACAAAAATCTACTTTCTTAAATAAAACCGAGCAGGTTTTTAACGACAAATTCAAAGGTTTTGAATATGAGGTCGGAGATAAGAAATTTAGATACAATGTAAACAATGCTGGAGCGGTTAAGGATACTCAGGTAGATATTAATAATTTTGTCAAGAAGTTCTTGAATGAAAATAATGAAATGTCAGATGCCCAAGGTTACCACAAATCACTTTACACAGCAATGAATGCTGATGCTATTGCTAAACACTTTTACGAACAAGGTCAGGCTGATGCTATGAAAAATAGTGTTGAAAATGCTAAAAACATAGATATGAGTCCTAGACAATCACATGGTACTGTTAGTGCTGGTGGTATAACCGTAAGAGCTTTAGGTGAAAATACCGCTGACTTCAAATTTAAAATTAAAAACAAAAAATAACAAATTAAAAATTAAAAATTATGGCAATTACTAATGGAACTTTGTTGAATGTACAACCAGCTACTGGTCAGTCTGCATTATCAACAAACTACTTAGACTTAGCGTCTACAGCTGGACAAGGCTGGGCGCAACAGTACTTACCAGATCTAATGGAAAAAGAAGCTGAAATTTATGGTCCTAGGACTATTTCTGGTTTCCTTTCGCAAGTTGGAGCTGAAGAATCTATGACTGCTGATCAAGTTGTTTGGTCTGAGCAAGGTAGATTACACTTATCTTATACAGGTAAATGTACAGATGATGATGCTGCTACAGGTGGTATTATTGAAATTGAAAATGACATCGACGGAAATGATGTTGGAACTAACCACGCTATTAGAGTTAACGACACTGTTCTTATCGCGTGCTCAACTAACGGTGCTACTTGTAAAGCTGTTGTTGTTTCTGTTGACAGAACAACTCCTGCTGCTACTATTAACGTTGCTCCTTATGGATTTGGTAACTTATTAGCTGCTTCTATTACAGATGATGCTGCTGGTTCTACTGCTGATTCATTAACTATATTAGTTTATGGTTCTGAATTCAAAAAAGGAGACACGTATGATGGTGCTGATTCAAGAGGTGCTAATCAACCACAGTTTAAATCGTTCTCTAACAAACCAATCATAATGAAAGATTACTACGAAGTATCAGGTTCTGATGCATCTAGAATTGGTTGGGTTGAAATAGCTGCTGAGGAAGGTCAATCAGGTTACTTATGGTATTTAAAAGCTGAAGCTGACACAAGAGCTCGTTTCACTGATTACTTAGAAATGGCTATGTTAGAAGCTAAGCTTGGTGGTCCTGCATTTGCTACTGCTGCTGCAAGTTTATATGGTGGTTTAAATGCTAATGCGGATTTAACTGATGACCATATTTATGGTTCTAACACAGGTGATGTTACTGGTACTCAAGGTTTATTTGACGCTATTGAAACAAGAGGTAATGTTACTTCTGGTATTACTGGTGTTAACGCTGCAACTGATTTAGCTGAGTTTGACGCTATCTTAGCTGAGTTTGACAAGCAAGGTGCTATTGAAGAAAACATGATGTTTGTAAACAGAGCTACTTCGTTAGCAATGGACGACATGTTAGCTTCTATGAATTCTTACGGAGCTGGAGGTACTTCTTACGGGGTATTTGACAACGAAGAAGATATGGCATTAAACTTAGGATTCTCTGGTTTCAGAAGAGGTTCTTATGACTTTTACAAGTCTGACTTCAGATACTTAAATGACTTAGCAACAAGAGGTGGTATCAATGCTGCTGCTGGTTCTAACGCTATTAGAGGGGTTATGATTCCTGCTGGAACTTCAACTGTTTATGACCAAATGTTAGGAAAGAATCTTAAGAGACCTTTCTTACACGTTCGTTATAGAGCTTCTCAAGCTGATGACAGAAAGATGAAAACATGGGTTACTGGTTCTGTTGGAGCTACTACATCTGCTTTAGATGCAATGGAGATTCACATGTTAACTGAAAGATGTTTAATTACTCAAGGTGCTAACAATTTCATGTTAATGAAATAAGCATTTATATTTAAAGAGACTGGGATTAATTTCCCAGTCCCTTTTATTTTATTAATTTATATTATATTATATTATGGCAAAGAAAACAAAGAAAGTTGAGGTAGAACCTCAAATTGAAACAATGGAAGAAGTAGTTACAGAGTTTTTTGAAGAACCTGTAGCTGAAGAACCAAAAGCTAGAGAAAGATTAAAACCTGCAAATGAGTGGGAAATTAAAGACAGATTATATCTTTTAAAAAACTATCAAAAACCGTTATCAAGATCTATTAAATCCGCAGATATATACTGGTTTGACGAAGAAAAAGGTTATGAAAGAGAGTTGAAATACACTTCAAATCAAAAAACAGTTTTTGTAGAGGAAATGAAAGGTGATCAAAGGTTAGAGCATATAGTTTTTAGAAGCGGAAGCCTTCACGTGCCTAGAAACAAAGTAACTTTACAAAAACTATTATCACTATACCACCCTGCAAAAGGAGTGTTATACGAAGAATGGAAACCTGCTGCTGTTGCAGCTGAAGAGATAGATGTTTTAGAATTACAAGTTGATGCTTTAGTTGCCGCTAAAAATATCGATATCGATATGGCTGAAGCTATTATGCGTGTAGAAAAAGGATCTGAGGTATCTAAGTTGAGTTCTAAAGAACTTAAAAGAGATTTACTTATATTTGCCCGTAACAATCCTAAACTATTCTTAGAGCTAGCGGACGATGAAAACGTAATGCTAAGAAACTTTGGTATCAGAGCTGTTGAAGATGGTATATTAAGATTATCTTCTGATCAAAGAAACTTTATGTGGGGTAGCAACGGGAGAAAGTTAATGGTGATACCATTTGACGAACATCCATATACCGCTTTAGCACATTGGTTTAAAACTGATGAAGGTATGGAAATCTACTCTAATATAGAGAAAAGATTAAATCAATAACAAAATAATATGGTTGTCCTTCGGGGCAACCATTTATTAAAATTTAATTATATGACAGAAAAATCAAAAGGCTTAGGAGACTCAATAGAAAAATTTACAAAAGCAACGGGAATAAAAAAAATTGTTGATACTGTTAACAAAGCTAGAGGTAAAAAAGATTGCGGTTGCAATAAAAGAAAAAACAGTTTAAACGAAATGTTCCCATATAAAAAATAACAAATGGCAATAAGTATAGATGATGTATATCAAAAAGTTTTAGTTTTAGCTAATAAAGAACAAAGAGGATATATAACTCCTCAAGAATTCAATTTACTAGCAGACCAAGCTCAAATGGAAATATTTGAACAGTATTTTTATGATCAAAACCAAGCTGATAGAAATCTAAAAAATTCTACAGAGTTTTCTAATGTTGATGAAATGTTAGATGAGAAAATATCTATATTTAAAGAAATATCAACAATAGCTATGACGGGCGCTAAAGGTGTTTTACCAACAAGGCTATATAGATTAGGTATGGTTTACCATCCAAACCAAGGGATAGAGCTAGAGCAGTTAACAGAAGAAGAAGTATTGTACTTAAACTTATCTCCATTAGCTAAACCATCAAGTTCTTTCCCGGCTTACGTGAGAGTAGAGTTTGATGTGATTAGAACATATCCAGCTGTAAGTGCTGTGTCTTGCAATTACATTAGAAAACCTAAAACTCCTGAATGGACATACGTGGTGGTTAATGAAAAAGCACTATACAATCCAAATGTAAATACGGTAAATTTTGAACTGCACGCAAGCGAAGAGACAGAGTTGGTTTACAAAATATTATCTTTAGCTGGTATAGTAATAGCAAAACCAGGGTTAGGTACTTACGCTGACCAACAATCAACAGCACAGAAAACACAAGAAAAACAATAACACATGGGATTATACAACGGCAATCTTGGTAATTACTACTCTAACCCAAGTTTAGAGACACTAGGTGGTTATCAATTTATATCAATAACAGATATTATTAATAATTTTAGAGTAGCCTATGTAGGTGAGGATAAAGTTATATCAAAAATATCTAGAGCAGATATTAGATTTCACGCTTTACGAGGATTACAAGAATTAACCTATGATACATTTAGATCTTGTAAAACATTAGAATTAGAAATTCCACCAAGCTTACAACTACCATTACCACATGACTATGTAAATTACGTAAAAATTTCTTGGGTAGACTCTAGTGGAAAATGTCACGTAATCAAACAATGCAATACTTGTCCAAAAGATCCTGTTTCTTACGAGCAGGACGATGACGGCGAAATAATTGTTACTAATAAAGGAAAAACAATAGATCCAATAGTAGAAGACTCTACAACCTGGGCTAACGCTCAAAGCGTTAACTCTGGAAACACCAGTATTAATAACGATGATACTACTTACGAGACAAATCTTGGTCAAAGATATGGACTTGATCCTCAGCACGCTAATATTAACGGTTGTTTTTGGATCAATTGTAAAAATGGAAAAATATATTTTGACTCTAATTTAGCTGGAAAAACTGTGATTATACAATACATAAGTGATGGCGTTGCTAAAGACGAGGAAATGATGGTGCATAAGTTTGCTGAGGAAGCAATGTATAGACATATAGCTTGGGCAATATTAAACACAAGAGCTAACACGGATCGTAATATTGTTGCCACATATAAAAAAGAAAGGTCTGCTGCTGTTAGAAACGCTAAGATAAGATTATCAAGTATAAAATTAGAGGAGATTACCCAGATACTAAGGGGTAAATCTAAATGGATTAAACACTAGAATATGCCGCAATTAAATAAAGGATTCTCTAAGAGTAAAATGAACAAAGACATGGACGAGCGTGTCGTTCCTACTGGAGAATATAGAGACGCTTTAAACGTTCAAATATCATCATCAGACGATTCTGACGTTGGATCGGCGCAAAGTTTATTAGGAAATGTTTTAATGTCAGCGGGTATGGTGCCTGTTGGTAGTACGTGTGTGGGTAGTATTGCTCATAATAAAGAAGATAAAATATATTATCTAGTTGCTGGCCCTCGTTATGACCAAACCATTAGCTCTAATACTGAAGGTGTTTGGAAAGATTATATTATAGAGTATGACGTAAAAACTGAAAGCTTTAAATATGTGTTTGTTGATATATATAGAGTTCATCTAAAAACAACAGGCACTTCAACTAGTAGAGATATATCTATAGCGTTATCGTCACCAACACTTAGTGTTGTTAGAAAAGAAATGATCATTAACGGCTTTGCTGGTGGTAGTCAAGTTATATACTCCAACGACTCACAAATAACAGAAGTCATCTCGCAGGGCACTCCTCCAAATACTATAAACATATACAGTGACGATGTCGATTACAATACAACTTCAGTTCCAAGTTCTACGTTATTACAATGTACATCTAAGCGAATTTTAAATTTTAGTTACGCATGTTACGATAGTAGTAAGTGTGATCAAAAAGATAAATATATAACAGGTATCAATATAATTGATGATATGTTGTTTTGGACAGACAATGATACTGAGCCAAAGAAAATAAACATAACAAGATCTATAAGTGGTACTGGTGGTACTACTGAACTACCGGATCCTCTTTTGACATTTAACGGTGATAACGCTGATTGGCACACTAGATTATGTATAACACCTGACTCACATCATGAACTTAGAGTTAAAAAAAGAAGTATTGATAACGTTTGGTATGTCGCAGAAGAAAATGTAACGGTAATTAAAAAAGGTCCTAGAACTCCTCCAAGGTTAATAATGTCTAAACACGAGGATGATAGAGATGCTCAAACATTCTCTAAAACAAACTCAAATCCTTCGTCTGGTATTTCTGGCCCTCCATCGGCGTCAGGTAATTCTTTTGTGGTAAATTTTGGTGGAACAACAAATCCTGTTAAAAACCCAGGTGATACCATGAGTGGTTTTACGTTGGACGACGCCGTACACTGGAAAATTGGTGACATGATATTAATGAACCAAGACTATGCTGATGAAGATGATGCCAACAGTGCTGAGGGATTTACGGAACACGACGTTAGAGCTACAGTTACATCAGTACCAGGCACTGTACCAAATAACAGTGGCTATGAATTAACAATACAATCTATAGATAGAGAATCTATTGATGAAGAGCAAAAAGTGTGGAGATTAAGGTTGGAAGAAAAGAAACCAATGTTTGAGTTTAAATTTGTTCGATTTGCTTATAGATATAAATATGAAGATGGTGAGTTTTCAACTTATTCACCTTTTTCTGAGTTAGCTTTTTTACCTGGAGAATATGATTATCTTCCTAAAAAAGGTTTTAATCTAGGTATGACAAACAGGTTGAGACAATTAAAAATAGCTGATTATATTACAGAAGACTCTGAAAGACCTCAAGATGTAGTTCAAGTTGATTTACTTTATAAAGACGAAAGCTCCCCAAACATATATACTGTAGAGTCTATTAAAATGACAGATGGTTGGTCACTTGAGGGTGAAAAACTGTGGCCAGATCCGCTTAACCACCCATCATCACCAGCTTTACCTTCTTGGTTTACTAGTAGGTTTAGAGGTGAGTACGAGGTTACTTCAGAATTAATAAACGCTACGGTTCCTTCAAACCAATTATTGAGACCATGGGATAACGTTCCAAGAAAAGCGCTAGCACAAGAAATAACTAGCAATAGATTAGTTTACGGTAATTATGTGCAAAACTTTGATGTAACACACCCTTGGGCTGACAATGAAATAAAGCCAATTATTAACGTTAATCTTTTTGCTCTTGACGCTCCACTAAACGCTCCTGAAGGTACATCACAAAACCCTTTAAACGGTGAGGATAATTTAGAAGGCTTTGCTTCACCAGTTAAAACTTGTAGATCTTTACGTACATATCAAGTTGGGGTTGTATATGGTGATGAGTACGGGAGGGAAACACCGGTGTTAGCTGGTAAAAAAGGTACTGGTAGTTTAACTATAGATGTTAAAAACTCTAGCACAATAAATAAACTTAGAGTTGATATAGGTTCAAATGCACCAACATTTGCTTATTATTACAAGTTGTTTGTAAAAGAAACGTCAAATGAGTTTTACAACATGGCTATGGATCGTTGGTATGATGCTGAAGATGGTAATATATGGTTGTCATTTGCTAGTGCTGATAGAAATAAAGTAGATGGAGAAACTTTTATAATATTAAAAAAGAAACACGATTCTCACGAACCAGTTACTGATCCAGCAAGATACAAAATATTAGCTATAGAAAATGAAGCACCAGATTTTATTAAAACAAATACTAAATCATTAGGTCAAGTCACAGGTACAATTGGCTCGTCTACTATTGGGTTTCCGCTAGAAGATTATGATAAAATACGGTTTGATGGAGCTATTAGTGGTTATGATGATGTTTTAGGAGCTGGTAGCCCTGAGGGAGGCACGGATTTAATGGGTAAAATACATGCTGGTACTCTTTGGATGAGAGCGAGAACAGTTAACGTAAAATCAGATTGGTATCAAGTTTCAAATATGAAAGGTGGTACAACTGCAGGCGGACAAGAGTTTAAATCAGACAAACCATTTGGGCCAGACATGGCTTTTACTTCTACTGATGGTACTTATGCTGGTAGAGTTGCTGGTGTAAAGATAGAATTTGCGGATAGAAAAGTAGAGAATAAAAAAGAATTTGAAGGAAGATTCTTTGTAAAAATATATAAGGACTTAGTTTTAATAGATAACTTATTGACGTCAGCTGAGCCAGAGTACAGGGTTACTAGTGCTGCTAAAATTGGATACTTCAATATGCCAAAGGGTAAAGGTTACAAAATCTCTGGCGCAAGTGGTGAAACAAATTGGGAAAGATGTGGTGTTAACAATGAGGGGGATTTACTTAGTGGTGCTAGTGGTAATTGTGATGGTGAGGATTGCGCTGGCTTGAGTTGTAGTGATAATGAGTTGTTTTTTAAAACAGCTATGAACGGGTTTAAAGATGGTGCGGGTTGGGGTGCCACTTGTGCTGGGATGAACTCTACACAAAGGTGGACGCGAAATAGCGGTGGGCGTTTTCATTTTGACGCCATGTACGTTAGAGGTGCAAAAGCCTCCAATGGTTATAACTGCGATCCTGATAGAGAGTGCTTGAGTGATAATTGTAAAACTGGTTGTACTAGAGGTTTAGGAGTTCACGGTGCTGGTGGAGTTCCTCAAGGATCCATGGATATTGGTTATATAACATCAGGTATTTACAAGTGGTACTCACAAGATGATAAAGACTTTATGGCGTTGCTTAAAACAGCGGGTACTAATTTTAGATTTAGGGAGGATGAAGAAGGGATAGTATATACTGTTAAAAATAGTTATGGAACAAATCCTAACGGAGATGGTCTTTCACCTGATTGTGCTCGTTATGGTGCACACCACTGTTTCCATGAAAAATCAGATGGAGATGGATCTGTTTATAATTGGGGCCCTTCTGGTAATAACAAGTGGAGGTGGAGAATTGACTTTGAAAGAGCTGACATGCCTGGTGTTGCTTTGCCAGATCCTCAGTCTACTGAAAAATACCACCCACTAGGAGGTAAGGCCGCAACTAAAACACCTGGTGTTCAAGAATTAGGTTATTGGGGAGGTAGACATAAGCACGAGCATTGGAGAGTGAATATTAATGATCCAAGAAGAAATTCAGGCTCCAGAACCATGAGAGTACCAACACCGCCTGGTTATGGTGGTGGAAGTTCTGGTATGACTATTTTGCAAAGTAGCAGTAGTGGTATGACTAGAAATGATGGTGATTTTATAGATGGAAGAACACAAACTTGTAGGTGGAGACAGCACGCTTCAAAATATCATTATATAGAAATAGTTGAGCCAATTGAAGATGAAGATAGCGATTGGAGTTCTAAAAACCCTGCTGTTTGGGAGACAGAGCCTAAGGAGGATGTTGGTATGGATATATATTATGAAGCTTCTCCAGCACTACCGATAAGAGTTGATTACAAAACAAATGAACAGTTTGCCCCTTACGGATCTATTGTTATGGGTGATTACGGACCACCATTCCCAGCTAACACAACTATTATAAGTTGGAGTGGTAATACAGCTACATTAAGCAATAGTGTTACTGTGCCTAGCGCTGGATTTAGATTTGTATTCTTAAGACAAGATGGTCTCAGGACACACGCTATCCACAAATACGCAGGTGGTACTGTGTTTCCTTATACGTCAAACGTAATACAAATAAGAAGTATACCTGTTCCACCAGTGGTTCCTAACGTATATTCTGACGCTCCACACAACCAACCAGTAACACTGGCTTGGCATAATGCTTATGCTTTTGGTAATGGGATAGAGTCTGATAGAATACGTGATGACTATAATCAGAAAACAATTACCAACGGTGTTAAAGCTTCTACTGTTATGGCAACGCCTTACAAGGAGGAAAGAAGAAAAACAGGTTTAATACACTCTGGTATATACAACTCTACTAGTGGTGTCAATAATTTGAACCAATTTATAGCGGCAGAAAAGATAACTAAAGATATGAACCCTTCGTATGGCAGTATTCAAAAGCTACATACAAGAGATTCTAACATAGTTGTACTACATGAGGATAAGTGTATGAAAGTATTAGCTGATAAAAATGCTTTGTTTAATGCTGATGGCAAATCAAACGTAGCTGTATCATCTAACTTTTTAGGATCAGATCAACCTTTTGCTACTAAGTATGGTATATCTACAAATCCTGAATCATGCGCTGTAGACTTAGCTGGTAGATTATACTTTGCCGACAGATCAAGAGGAGCCGTTTTAAGACTATCTAACGATGGTATTACAAATATATCTGACTATGGTATGAAAGATTGGTTTAATGACCACCTAAACCCTCATACAACAAAAATATGTGGTTCATTTGATCAAAAGAAAAGTTTATACAATATAACTATAACGGGTAAAATAGAGCCAAAAATTCCAGACAACGAACCAGATGATGATATTATTAACGAAGAGGTTAATGGCTGTGGTTGTGATGATGACAAGGGTGATGGTAGGGGTGATGAGATTATTCATGCTAAAGAAGGATCGTACAACGGTTTCGAGAGTAGTAGTAATTTAATATCATTTTCAAAAACACTTAGCTTTAGTGAAAACAGTAAGGGTTGGATTTCTTTTAAATCTTTTATACCAGAAAATGGTCTTAGTATAAATAACAATTACTACACGTTTAAAAACGGGCACATGTATAGACATCATTATAACGAGGTTAGAAATTATTTTTATGGTGTACAGTATGACTCTAGTTTAACAGTGTTGTTTAATGACAACCCATCTAGTGTTAAAAGTTTTGCAACACTTAATTACGAGGGCACGCAAGCTAGGATTACATCGAGAAAAGATGATAAAGAGTATTTCAATCTAAACTCTAAGAACGGTTGGTATGTTGATAATATAATTACAGATCTACAAGATACTGGTCAATTAGAGTTTAAAGAAAAAGAAGGGAAGTGGTTTAGTTATATAAAAGGTAGTTCAACTAGCTTAAGCAATTTAGATGAAATCGAATTTTCAGTACAAGGAATTGGAATGGCAGCTGAGGTATCTGAAGATAGAGGCGGTGAAGATAAGCCGCGTGAACTATGTTTAACTATAGAACCTTTAGCTACATGTGGATCTGTATATGGCTGTATGGATCCTAGCGCTTCAAATTACAATCCAAACGCTACTGTAGATGATGGATCGTGCGCTGTTGTTGGTTGTATGGATCCTAACGCTCTTAATTATAATCCTAATGCTACAGTTGATGATCCCGAGAATTGCATAGAAAGCAGGCCAGGTTGTACGGATACTACAGCTGTAAATTATAATGCCAACGCGAATGTAGATGATGGATCGTGTTATTACTCTTGTGATTGTGACAATGGAAATGACTGTGGGTTTTTAAAAGATAAATGCTGTGTTGAAACTTTAGTTATGACAGATCCAAGTGGAAGCGGACAAAGTACCACTACTTCTTCAGCTGGAGCTACTGATGGTGGCTTTGGGTTTTCGCAAAGCAACGTAGTTGCACCAATTACAGTGTTACAACCAACACCTACGTATACCGACTGGGAAACCCCTGATATAACTTACTCTGGTAACACAGTGAGTTTGTGGTGGGGTGGTTTAGGAGAAGGCACTTATGAAGCGGGCTTTATAGACGCTAATGGTTGTGAATGGTGGGGGCAAATGTCGGTTGAAGATCCTATAGGATCTTTCCCTTGTGGTGGAGGTAATGTGTTTGGTTGCGGCACTTGTACATCTTGGTACGTTGACTATCCTCAGGAAACTTACAGGCCAAGTGAAATGTTGGTATCTCACCAAGACTTTGGTATGCAAGGAGAGCATGTTCAAAGTAGTAATTCTTGGGTTCAACGTGATGTAAGCGCTATTGGTAACCCTATATATGAAAGGATAACTAAAATTTTAATAAGAGTGAAGGTTGGCGTTGAATATCCTAACAATGTCATAGAAGCGTGGAGTAATTTAACTCACGTAGAATGGGGGGTTTCACCCGGTATGGAGCACATTATAACAAGTATTCCTTCAACAACCTCATCTGGACATCGAGAAGTTACTTCTATAATTAATGGTGTTAGTGGTACTTCAATGTCAGCAATTGGGATTGGTACTTTTAGTCCAGTGTATCCGAGTAATTGGAACGCGGCTGTTGACGCGCTTAATTCGTTTCAAGATAATGCGGGCAACCCTGTATTTAGCCCAGCACTTGACTCACAGACACAAAGTATTGAGGATGTTTACACAATGATGGATGATAGAGGTGGTGGTAGATATTTAGAAACCAATAAACAATGTTGCACTGATGTGTTTACACCTGGGTTTTATTCTATTGGAACATCTTGCCCCACGTGTAATACGTGCTCAAGTATTACTACTATTTAATTAAACGATATATTATGCCTAATTTTACAATAACAAGAGAAATAGTAAACGGTGACAGTGTTGGTTGCACGGGGTTTCAAACAAACCAACTAGAAGGTGATATGGCTACCATAAACACCCCTGGCTCTGTGCTTGACGGAGATATAGTTTGGTATATAGATGCTAACCCTGGATACATTGTAGATGTTTCGTATTTTGACATACCAAACACACAACCAACACCTGTAGCTCAATCTACTGGTTACAAAACACGTGAAGACGACGGTTCTCATTTAGGTTTACCTTTCGGTGTAAACGGAGTTGTTTTTGAGCAAATAAATAGTACAAGAATAAAGTTTACAATTTTTTTACATCCTAGCACTACGCATGGTATAACTGGACCTGTCTTTGTGATGCCAAGTGGTAATGTTAACATGAACATCCCTATAGAAGGATGTGCTAGACTTTTTAGCGAACCTGTGCATTTTAGGTTTAGTGCCCCAGAGTCAGAAGGTGTTGAACTAACAACTAAAATAGCGGAAAGTTATGAAGATGTTTTAGTTGAAAATGGAAGTAGTGGTAGCGAGACTATAAGCGGAGACTTACCTGAGGGTGATGACAAGGTTGAAGATCGCAAAATAGTTGAGTATACAGTTGAAATAAAAGATGGCTACGAGTTTGTGTCGACACCAACCCTAAGTGTTAACACTAGTGACTACTCTTCCAGTGCTATTATAGTAAAGGATGACTCTGGAAAAATAACGTCCACAACTTTTAAAATTACTAAAACAATTTAACATGGCGGATGAAAAGAAAGAAATTAAACCAATATATGTCAAAGACAAATATGGGCGTGTAACAAAAATACTTCCTACTAAGGAAGAAACTAAACCCACCACCAAAGGTCCTAGAGCACCCGCTACATCCGTTTTTATTGCCGATGCTGAGGAGGAGTCTGGTACAACTATTAATAGTATAACAACAATTATTACCGAGCAGGATGTTTCAGGATTAACACCTAGACCTAACGTTAACGTACCCGTAACAACAGCTACAATTAATTATACTGTCAAAAAAATTCCAGTACCATCTACAAATAATATCAACGTATTATCCGCTAGCTCTAAGATTTGGAATAAACCTAGAGTTTTTGAAAACGCAACCAGCGGAGAGTTGTCTTACTCTATTAGTGAGGATAATTGCATTGGTAGTGGTGGAAGATCTATTAATATTAAAGTGCTTGGAGATAATGATGCTGCTTTTAAAATTGTAGTTAAAGATGTAACTAATTCTAAATGGTACAATTGGGAAGAGGAAGAGTTTCAAAGTGGGTATAACGATCTTGAAAGCACGGCAGATTCAGGAAGTTTACTTTTAAACTTTCCATCACAAGAAGCTGAAACAACTTACAATACTTTTTTCGCTAATATTGGATCTACAACCTATGATATATCTCTACCAACAGAAGACAATCCTTGGGTAACAAACCAACTCGTAAACCCAACAATCACTTTTAGATTTGATAACGACAAAGGGTTTGCTTACAAAAATATAACTACAAAAACTCACGCGCCTGGTGACACCTTAGACAGCGGAAGTATTAATGATGGTAAAATTCCTATAACTATAACAACAATTGCCTTAAGAGGTGGTATGTCACTTAAAAACTCAACGGTAAGCACAGAAAACATAAACGTTGCGAATGATGACGTGGTGATTAAAAGTGCAGATCTAATAGCTTCTGTTAGTGGTAGCGTTGGAACTATTACTGGAACAATAACTATAGGTAAGTCTTCTAAAAGAGACGGAGATATATTATTCCAACCTTTTGATTTTTTTACAATAACATAATATGGCATCAATAACACTTACATTTTCAAACGACATAAACGTTTCTGCACAGGTTGGAGACGTGGCTTATTACGTCCCAACAGCAACAAGTTCTTCGTTTACTATCAACTCTTCTAGTATTGTTACGATTGGAGTTATAACAATTGTTGATAATGCGTTAAATCAAATAACATGTAATACCAATTTAACAAGCTCTTCGTGGCCATCGGCGTCAGATTTTATATTATTTTCAAAAGACAATAAAGCTAACATGTCTAGTTTGCTTGGTTACTACGCTGAACTAACTATAAGAAACAACTCTCAAAGCAAAGCAGAGATATTTCAAATTAGTGCTGATTACTTTGATAGTAGTAAATAAACAGCAAAAACTGTGACTATATTAGTAAATTTAATTAAATATAATCATGGACAAAGAAATAAATAAACAGGTTGAAAATAACCCTTTAACAAAAGAAGAAAGCAGGGTTCAGTTTGTTCAAGTAACAGAAATGTTAGGTTTAAAACATTCTTTTAATTTTGATGAAGCGTGGGAGATAGGTTTAGAAATAAGACAAAGAAAAGAGTTTAGAGAAAAAATAACGGAATTAGAAGAGGCTATAATAAGCGTGCAAGGAACCACTGGAGAAGTAATGCATAAAGCAAACCCTGTTAAACATACTTTCGCTGGTGGTTGTTATATTAGGGAAATATATAATCCAGCTCACGAGCTTATTGTCACAAAGATACACAAGAAAGAACATCCTTTCTTTTTAATGAAAGGTGAGATGTCTATCTTAACAGAAGAAGGAATACAGAATATAAAAGCTCCTTATCAAGGAGTTACAAAACCAGGTACAAAGAGAGCAATATATACACATGAAGAGTGTATATTTATAACAGTACATGCCACAGAGAGTACTACAATTGAAGACGTTGAAGAAGAAGTTGTTTGTACTAAGTACGAGGATCTACCGCCTGGTTGTGATGCATTGGAAATACTAAAAGAAATTAATTTAAAACAAGAGTAATATGAGTTTTATAATGGCAGCGGGAGCGGTTGTAGGAGTTGTTGGTGGTGTCATGAAAATGAGTGCTGCTAATAAAGCTAAAAAAGAAGCAGCTAAAGCCCAGAAGAAAGCAAAAGCAGAAATGGATGCTAAGAAAAAGCAATACGAAGCTTTAGACACTTCTAATCTAAATAAAGACATGGAGAACAAAATGGAGGACCTTACTATTAACCAAAAAGGTATGGAACTTCAGTCTCAAAAATCTGCTCAAAGTAGAGCTAACGTTATGGATAGTTTGAAAGGCGCTGCTGGTGGTTCTGGTATAGCTGCACTAGCACAACAAATGGCCAACCAAGGTTCTGAAGACGCGGCTAAAGCTGGAGCGATGATTGGTGATCAAGAAGCTGCTAATCAAAAAGCTGCGGCAACAGAAGCTTCTAAAATACAAGATGCTAAAATAGCTGGTGCTGATAAGTCTAGACAACTACAGTACGATAAAACATCGAATTTAATGAACATGTCAGCTGGTGAAGCTCAGGCTGCTGGAGCCGCTAAAGATGCTGCTCAGCAAGCTAAAGGAGATGCTGTAGCTGGAATTGGTAGCTCGCTTTTAGGTAGTGGTCTTGGAGGATAATTTAAAAACATATAAACATGGCAGAAAACACAGCGGGTAGTGGTAATTTTTACAAAATGGGACAACAGATGGGTCCTGATAAGTTGGATACAGGTGCGGCTGATATACTTACTGGTATTGGCAAGCAGATCAATACATTCGGCTCAGCGATGGCTGAAGAGAAAAAAGCCGAAGCTAAAAAACTTAAAGAAGAAAGAAACGCGGCTGGAGATAAAATATCCCAAGAGTTTACTAATTTATCAGAAACCATTTCTCAGTTACCTCAAGAATCTTTTAATCAAGCGCAGAGTGAAGTTGAAGACTTAAGATATAGAATGTATGAGTGTATAGACGCTAAAGATACTAAGTGTCAACAAGATTTAATGTTAGAGCTTAACAAGATAAAAGATAGACACGCTGGTGATGCAGATAATCTTAAAACGTTTGTTGATAGTTGGCAGAAAGATGAGAACGGCAACATGCCTGTAAGTACAGATGCTATGAGTAGAGAGGATGTAGACGTTATGGAAAACTTTTTAGCAAACGATTCTAAAAGAACAGTATATAAAGATGGTAAAATGTATTACGAGTGGGATATGGATACTGGAGAGGTTGATGAAAATGGTGAGCCAATAACAGAACTTCAAACATACTCTCTCCAAGATTTGCAAGACAAAGTTATTTTAAAAGAAACCGTTAACGGTAACAAGTATATAGATTTAGAGGGGGAGATAAAACAAGGTATTATTGATGGTACTAGGCAAATACCAACTCAGGGTGAAATGAAAAGAAAAATCGGAGAGATAATACCAAGAGATAACAAAGCTATAAGAGATTGGTTACATGGTAACCCTGCTGAACAACACGATTTAGATGTTGAGGGTTATTTAATAGATCTTATGGAAAGTGACCTTAAAACATACGATTCTTTAGGTATTGATTTAACAAAACCAGAATATGCTTATCTTGACAAAGATGGTAAAAACGGTGTTACAGATGACGAGATACCTCAAGAGTTTAAAGATGAGTTGATTAACAATGTTATGAATGTAAAAGATCTTGAAATAACTCATGGTATATTAACAGATATATATGCCGCTAGAGGATTAAAGAACATAGTGGGTGAACCTAACAAAGATTACAACAAAGATAAGAAAGAAAACAACATACTTGGTTTAGATGATTTCAACCCTAATGACAAAGAAGCTGCTAATAGAGCTGAAACATTAAAAAAATTAACAGCATTAGATGATCCAGCAAACCTTAAACAATACGAGGGTATGTCCATAGAAGCTATAGCTAATAAAATAGGTGTCGACCCTAAAGGGCAGATTTTAAATCCTCAAACTGGGCAAATGGAATCTGTATCTACTTACATAGCTAATGCGGCTAATAAGAAAGCAAATGTTAGTGCAGATGCTGATATTGACGCGTTAATTAAAAAACATTCATAATATATGGCAGAATTAAGAGATATAGTTCAGAGTATGGTTAACTCTGGAGAAACTGAAGAAAATATTGCTGCTGTAATAAAACGTTATAACGCTTTAAATAAACCAGCGACCCAAGAAGACTTCCCAGCAGAACCTGAAGAAGTAAAGGGGGATTCACCACAGGAGGATGTCACTGTGGAAGGAGAAGATGGGGCATCTACTGGGGCGGACGATTCTACGGATGGACCTATAAACCTACCTCCAGTAACAACTGATATAACTGATAAAACAGAAGAGAAAGCACAAGACGATCTTGCCATGTATAATAGGTATGGGTTTAAGTTCGAACAGCAAGGCTTTGGTACTAATAATATTGTTATAATAGGTCCACCTCAAGTAAATAGATATGGGGAAGAGATTGTTGGCTCTGGAGAGAGAAGTGAACCATTCGATGTAAATGGTAACGATGAATCCGCTACCGCTATGACCGCTTGGATGCAAGAAAGAGTTACTTATGATAAGGTGAGTCCGTTAAAACAAAGTATAGAAGAAGTATCTGTTACTAAAGACCAGACACATCAAAACTTAATGAACGATCAACAAGTTTTAGATAGATATGATCTAGTAAATGACTTTGATCAAGAAAAAGAAAGAAATATAGATGCAGAAAACACTAGCGTAAGTAAATATCAAAATAATCCAGATTGGGTTTGGCAGGAAGCGCCTACTGGCGGTGGTGGTGTTTATTTTAATCATAAGTTAGGTAAAACAAGTATGCAGTTTCAAGCGGATGGAGTTACACCTTTATTTCCCGCGTTTAATTTTAATGATAATGATTCTACTGAGCTCAACGCTACAGACATGGAGTATAACACCAGTGGATTAACAAATATATGGCAACCAGAGACTGACAAGGAAGATTTCCAATGGGTTGCTAATATAAAGAACAAAGAGAAAAAAGCTAAATTGGAAATAGCCATTAACGAGGTTATGGAAGAAGAAGGTTTAGAGGGAACAAAAGGATACGAAGAGGTAATAAAAAATCATCAAGACAAGATTAACGCTAGAGTAAGTGCGTTTGAAGATAAAGATCCACAAGTTAGAAAAAAGGTGTTAGAGGCAATGACCGAAGAAAGTCACGCCGCTTCAATAAGTCAAAATGTAAGCAAACTTGTTGAGGATTTTGAGGGTGGTATTTTTACTAAAGGAGAACAACAGAAGATATTAGAAGAGTTAGCAGAAGAAAGATTAGAGGAATTAAAGGGGGATGATGAGCGTTTCGTTAAAGAGTTTAATGTTCTTGATGGGAGTGTCATTAAAATAGATAAAGATTTAAGTAAGTTAACTAAAAATAGAGATAGAATAATGGCTGATATGAAGGAGATATCTAGCCAAGAATATACTACTCAAGAGCAGGTTGATAAAGCTAACGCTAAAATAGCTAAACTTAGAAAAGAACTACAAACAGATAGTGATACTTATAGTGCTCTTATAGCTGATAGAAAAGGACTTCAAAGCGCAGCTGGTACTCTAATCAAAAACCAAAAAGCACTACAGCTTGAGGAAAAAGATTTAGCAATTTACTTCAAAGCTATTGGTAGAAACTATCAAGCTGGTACTATTTTAGGTGTCACGCTTGCAAACGCTGCTATTGATATAGGAGCAAATCTTGAAGAGTTTGCTTATTCTTTTAATCCATACGTAGCACTATATGACTATATAGACGAGAATGAAATTCATCCAATAATGAAGGGCATTATTACAACAGCGTCTATGGTTAACCCGGTAACCGGAGCCTTGGCGTCCCAAGGAGCATTAGCAACAGAAGGTAAACACGAAAACCCTTACTTTGACTCAACCAAACCTGAGAGCGAGGACAATCCTAGATTTATAGATCATAGATCAAAGATGAAAAACGATTTGTTTAACTTTCAAGAAGAAATGAGAAACTCTATAGCAGAACCAATGGCAATGGGAGATATAGAAACTTTTGCAGACGCTGGTTTGTGGGCAGGAACACAAGTCGCACAGCAACTACCTCTTCTAGCTATGATGTATGCTACAGGTGGAACTGCTATGGGTACTTTGGGAGCACTTGGAGAAGTTACACTCGCTGAGGGTTTAATATTTGGATCTAGCTTTGGTGGTAAAATAGGAGGCATGAGACGTGATATGGACATGTATGGTAAAAAATATACCAATCTTCAAATGTATTCAACAGCGATGGCTAGTGCTTTGGGTGAAACTTTATCTGAAAGAATTACTCTTGGTCAAATGAAGAATATGAAAGGGGTTATGGGTAACCCAGCGGCTAAACTTGGGTTTAAAAATTTCTTAAAAAGAGAGGTTTGGACTATGGATAACTTAGCGCTTGTAGGTAAAGATTTCCTTGAAGAAGGTGGATCAGAGGCTATAGCTACTATGAATGAAAATTTCTGGAGTAAAGCCGTAGCGGGGGATGATGTTGGTATCTTTGATGGTGTTGCGGAATCATTTGTTAGTGGTCTTCTTATTAGTGGTACCATGAAGGTTCCTGGTTTATATAGAGCAATGACAGCTCCGTTTAAATCAATGGATACAAATCAAAAGGTATCATCTAATTCTGCTAGAATAAACAAATTAGAGAGGATGGCTCAAGATCCTAACACTACACTAGAGAATAGACAAGCCTATCTAAATGAAATATCTGATTTAATATTAGAAAGCAACAAGTTAATAGAACAAGACGTTAAGAGAGTTGACGTTATGGAAGATAGCGAGAAAGCTGAACTTATTAAAATTGAAAATGCTAATAGGTTAAATAGAGAAAGAGCTGAGATGATAATGGCTGATGATTCTCTAAGTCCAGATCAGAAAGCTGAGGAAATACAGAGATTACAAGATAAGGTTAACGAAAACCAAGCTAGGAAAAACGAGATAATAAATAAGTATCCACCACAAGACGTAGAAAATAGCTATCAACAAAGAATGGATTGGCTAAGAGGTCAAGCTGCTTTAGTAGAAGAGCAAGGTGGACCACGTGTGGATATTAAAGAAATAAATTCAAGTGATTTGTTTCAAGAGCAGATTAGTACAGATCCAGATGGGCTAGCTAATGACATAATGGAGAATGATGCTATGAGGGCAGGTTTGAACCAGGCTATAAACGATCCTAACACAGACCCCGCTGACATACCTGCTTTACAAAAAATGCTTGACGATTCTAGATCAGACAATAAGAAGCATAGAAACAAACTAAACATGTTTGAGGGTAACGCTAGTAATTACGGTGCTATGAGACCTGTTTTTGATGCTAATGGTAAGGTTACTAGTTACGAATTACTTGTAAACAAAGAAACATCAATTAAGGATGGTATGTTTAATACCGCTGCTCACGAGTTCATACACGCTGCTTTTTATAATACTTTGAAAAAAGATCCCGCTGCACAGTCAGCGATGGGAGCTGCTCTTATAGATGTTTTTCAAAACGATGCAAACGCGACATTCACAGACAGGGGAATGGCTATATTTAACCGTAGAGCTGGTCAATATACGGAGGGAGAAGGAAGAGGAGAGGAAATGTTTGCTATTGGTTCTGAGTTAATGTTGGACAATGATATTGAGATAACTGAAAAAGGTTTAAATAAAGTCAAGGGTATATTTAGAAGGTTTGCTCAAAATAACCTTGGTAATATGGCTAAAATAAAGTTTGACACACCACAAGATGTTAAAAACTTTATGATAGATTATCATAAGTCAGTTAGAGACAATAAACCAAGTAGAGCTATAGCTAGGTTAACAGCTCAAGGTGCTACTGGAAAATTAGTTGACAATGCTAGAAGTATGCAAGAAAGGGCTGATCAAACTGCGTTTTCTAAAGCCGTAGATTTAAACATGAAATCTAATCCAGACTTAAGATCTGATATAGATGGTTTCGTTAAAAACGAAGATGGTTCTCCTAAGTTTAAAAATCACGCTGAGTTTGAAAACTCCAATGATTATACCGACGCTTATATGAAGATCGTTGATAGTAAGCTTCTAGATGGTTTAATTCATCACGGTATGTTAGCTAAAGGTTTAGATTCAGCAGCGTTAAAAGATTTCACTAGAAAAGTAAAAGATAAAATAGCAGAGAGATATGCTACTAATTATAGTTTAGATAAAAACGATAGTTTATTTGGTTGGTTAACAGGCGTGTCTGGTGGAGCTGGTAAATCTATTATATATAGAGCTAAAGGTGATGTTATGGCTGAATATGTAAAAGAAGGTATCGCTGAACAAACATCGTTAGATAAACAAGTTGGAGAGGCTGGTACGTTAGCTGACATATTAGAAGCGGATAGATCCACTGAAATGGAAGCGTTTGAAAACGAAGACTTAAGTCTTGGTAGAAAAGATGCTTATGTAAACGGACCCGTGCCAGTGTTAGATCAACTAGAATTAACTGATACTAAGAACGAAGTAGATAGTAGAGTTGACAAGATACAAAAAGGTAAAGACAAGGTTAATCTAAAAGGATTAACATATAAAGGTGTTAAAAACTTATTGGTTGATGCTGCTAAAGTAGATAAAAACGGTAAGATGAAAAAACCTACCAAAGCATCTGACGTTAAACCTACTGGCGCGCTTTATGGTGTTTTAGAAGCTGTTGCTAAACAAATAGGTGTTGATCCTAAAAGAATAATAGCAAATCAAGATTTAAACGCTAAGCAAAGAAAAGCGGTACAACAGTTTTTATATACTAAAATAGTAAACGAAGATGGATCGTACAACGACATGTTCGTTAAAGATGTTTTACCAGAAGGAGAAACTAGAAGTGGTGAGGCTACTGGTATCGCTAACACGAAGTTAGGTTTACTATATGACAAAGGAGGTAGAGCCTCATTTGCAGAAGGAGCTACGGCTGCTGGTAAGTTTACTCAAACAAAAAGAACTGACGTCACAATGGAAG